TTTTGATAAGTCGTGGACAAACATCATTCCAAGTATCCAAGTCACCTCGGAGACGAACTAATGGCAAAGAAGAAATCAAAAAAAGACGCATGCTATCACAAGGTAAAAGCTCGGTACAAGGTGTGGCCCAGCGCCTACGCTTCGGGGGCACTCTCAAAGTGTCGCAAAGTCGGGGCAAGCAATTGGGGAAACTCTACTAAGAAAGCAGCCGAAGGCGGTGTAATGGCTGCGATTGATAACCCTAAAAGACCACCAAAAAGAAGTTTTAGAGAAGGCGGTGGATTTATTGCGGCTGGTTGTGGTGATGTCAAAGAGAAGAACCGTAAGGTTACGAGGATATTCTAATGGCAAAGAACTCCCTTCAAGAATGGTTTGGACAGAACGATGGTAAGGGTTGGGTTGACTGTAAGACAGGAAAACCCTGTGGTCGTCAAAAGGGGGAGAAGCGTAAAGGCTATCCTGCTTGTAGACCTACAATGGCGCAGTGTACTTCTGCGGCAAAAAAGAAGAAGTCTTCTAAGCGAATAAGTTGGAAGGCTAGTGGTGGTGGTTTTGTTGCCACAAGAGGCGTTAGAGTTTTTTAAAGGAGAAGTACTATGATGAAGAAAAAAGGTTACCGTGGCGGCGGTAAGATGAAGACCAAAGGTTATAAAGCTGGCGGCAAAATGAAGACCAAGGGCTATAAGGCTGGTGGTAAAATGAAGACCAAGGGCTATAAGGCTGGCGGTAAGATGATGTCTAAGGGTTATAAAGCTGGCGGAAAAGTAAGAATATTCTGAACAGATGTCATACCTACAAAGCAACATACCTTATTTCAAGGCTTGGGTTCGTCGTGAGTACACCCATAATCATGAGAAATATCACGGCGAGTTTCTCCATGCTATGGTGGTTGCAGTTACAACCATACCGAATAGATCTCTAAGTTTTCAAGTAATCTTCACAGGATGTGAAGCTGAAGATCAAGAGGAAGATACGATTCACGGCGGTGCGATGTGGGCTAGAATGCCTATAACTGCCTTGGTCGCAGACATACCTTTAGAAGAATGGCCTGAACCTATGGCAACGCATGATGCCCAGCCTTGGGATTGTTCTTCTCATAATCATTCTGTTTACGTTATGGACAGGGCCACACCGTGTCCTTGGTTAGCTAAGATTGATGGTCAGATGTTCCCTGCTAAGTATTTGTTTACTGTAGATTACACTGAAAGCGAAATTGGTGATGATCCTGCACAGCATAAACAGAGTCATGTTTTACAGCTTTTAGATGCTGGAGAGTGGACGGGTAATATTGTTGCGCTACCAAATAACCGAGTGCGTGTGACGCATCCAGCTTGGTTTGCGTTGGGAGAGGGTGCGCCTGATTTCAAACCGTCTCAACATATACACTATTCAAAAAGTGATTTAGACTATACACTAGATGTTAACCGAGTATTCGATAATCTTTATAATGAGGAGGATGGCGATGGAGCCGATTAGTAAATCTCAAGAACCTGGGTTAGCAGCTTTAGCAAAAGAAGCTCCTGAAGTGGTTGAGCGAATGGGAAAAAATCCCAAAAAAATTAGGAAAAAAGAGGGTGGTAGGGTAACGTCTTTTAAAAACGGCGGGGCCGCAATAACTAAAACCAATCAGAAACCACATATGAGTTAAGCTATGGCAACTTCAGGATCAAGAGACATCGAACTCGATGTAGCGGACATCATCGAAGAAGCGTATGAAAGATGCGGAATAGAGGTTCGTACAGGCTACGATGCAAAGACTGCTCGTCGGTCTCTTAACCTGATGTTTGCAGAATGGGCGAACAGAGGTTTGAATCTCTGGACTATACAACAAGCAACGCTCACTCTTACTAAGGGCCAAGCTCAAGAGACGTTGACGCCCGATGTGGTTGATCTTCTTGAGGTGGTATTACGACGTGACGGTACAGACTTTGAACTAAGCAGGGTTAGTAGGGGCGAGTATCTAACAATCCCTAATAAAACTACGGAGGCTCGTCCAAGTCAGTATTACTTTGACAGAAAGATTGACCCCGTTATTAATATTTGGGCTACCCCAGAAAACTCAACAGATCAGATAGTTTATTATTATGTGCGACGAATCGAGGATGCTGATACTCTTACTAATACTACTGATATGCCTTTTCGTTTCTATCCTTGCATGGTGGCTGGACTAGCATATTACCTGGCTATGAAACGTTCGCCAGAGCGTATTCAGTTGTTGAAGTCTGTTTACGAAGAAGAGTTCCAACGTGCCTCTGATGAAGATGAAGATAGAACACCTCTGAAACTACAACCTAGTATACAATACTTGAGGGTCTAATGGCGTTTGCGTCCGGTAAAAAAGCTTTTGGTATATCAGATCGATCTGGTTTTCGGTATCGACTTAGAGATATGCGTAAGGAATGGAACGGACTACTTGTAGGTAAAGACGAATTTGAAACAAAGCATCCGCAGCTTAGATCTCCTCGTACAGGTGCAGATCCTCAAGCGTTAAGAGACGCCCGTCCGGAAACGGGGTTAGATAGTCAAAGAGCAGTGCAGTACGGATTTAGTCCTGTAGGGTTCAGAACAATACCTGGATTAATCGAAGAGAATGATTTAGTTGCGACGGGACAAGTTGGAACAGTTACTATTTTCTTTCCTGAAACTGTAGGGTCAGAAGCTACGGGTGAAGTGGGGGACGTTACGGTTATATTACCCGCTTCTGTGACCGTATCTGTTTCTGGGTTTGCTTCCTTATCTGCTTCAGTAGGTTCTGTTACGGTTGTAGCAGAGAATTCCATTACAGTTCCAGTTACAGGATCTGCTGGCACCTCTTCTGTCGGATCTGTAACTGTTTCAACGGCAAATGTGATCGCTGTAGTTACAGGTTCTGCTGGCACTGCCTCTGTTGGTTCTGTTACCACTTCAACAAATGTAACTAATTATGCTGTTACTGTTGCTTCTGGTACAAACATATATGGAAGTGGTAATAAATACTACATTAATGGATCTGTATCTCCTACCCTTACACTAAATGAGGGCAGCACTTATTGGTTTGACCAGAGCGATTCTAGCAATAGTTCACATCCTTTACGTTTTAGCACAACTGCAAACGGAACGTGGGGTGGAGGCTCTCAATACACCACGGGAGTTACGACAGTAGGAACTCCGGGTAGCGCAGGAGCGTATACGAAGATAACAGTTGCTTCTGGTGCGCCCACGTTGCATTACTATTGTACCAACCATTCAGGTATGGGAGGCCAAGCGAACACACCATGAGTTTTACATTTGATAGTTTAAAGCAAGCAATACAAGATTATACAGAAAATTCTGAAGTAACTTTTGTAAATAATCTTTCTATTTTTATTAAGGCGGCTGAAGAACGTATACTTAAAAGCGTTCAATTAAATCTTTTTATGCGTAATCAACAAGGTACTATGACAACAGGAAATAGATTTCTTGGTGCGCCTAGTGATTTTTTAGCTCCTTTTTCTTTAACTTTGACATCTAATAGTGAAAAAGAGTTTCTTGAATTTAAAGATTTGTCTTATATTGAGTCTTTTCATCCTAATGAAACAGAAACAGGAAAACCAAGATACTATGCTCAATTTGATGTAGGAAACTTTATATTAGCTCCGACTCCTAATGCTGATTATGATGTAGAGGTTCAATATTTATTTAGACCTGCTAGTTTAACATCTGGTGCAGGCACAGCTACATCTTGGTTAAGTGAAAATGCAGAACTTTCTTTATTGTATGGATCTTTAGTAGAAGCTTATATATTTATGAAGGGTGAACCAGACATGATGGCGATGTATGACAAAAGGTTTGCAGAGTCATTACAAGGTCTTAAAATGCTGGGAGAAGCAAAAGAAACTACGCAAGATTATCGTGTAGGTAAAATTGTAAGGAATAAACAATAATGTTTAAATTAAATTTTGACGTACCAGACGATCCAATCGTCAACGTACAAACAACACAAAATCGAGGGTTTAGCCCCGATGAAGTTGCAGAGCGCTGTGTGGAAAAGCTGATTAGTGTGTCGGATGATGCGCATCCCGCTATCAGAGATCAGGCAAAAGCGTTCCAAAAGCACATGGAAAAAGTGGTTGCATTTTATATGCGCGAAGCTATTCGCAGTGACCGCACAACCGTGTATAATGCCCTTAAAGATGCG